GAAGAAATAGTGTATCTCAAGCAGAAGATAAAGAAAATGGAGACAGAACTCACCACAAAAGATAAATTTATAGCTTTCCTGACTAATCAGTTAGGGTGGTTAGTTGCAATTGCGACTTTACTATATCATATATTTAGTTAAGGGGGAAAAAATATGAGTTCAGAAAAATTACCAGTTATTGATATTGTAAATAGGATGCCGAAACATCCTACAAAAACCTATCCCAGAAGAGATTTGGGAGATATCAGTCATATTGACATGCATCATAGTGCAACCTTAACCAGTGATTATAGAGGACTTTCAACAATAGAGGGTTTTGCTAATTTCCATATAAATACACATGGTTGGGCTGGAATTGGGTATCATTACATACTTACTCCTGATTTGAAAATCTACAAAACCGGATACGATTCTCAAAGTAGATGGTCAGTAGGAAACCATAATGGATATACCATTAGCAGTCTAATTATAGGAGACTACTCACAAGAAGAAATTTCATTAGATTTATATAATTTAGCAATAAAATGGATAAACTATAAGAAAAGAGCATATGCAGTTCCTGTGGTCAATATTAAGGGTCACAATGAATATCCGGGTCATGCATCAAATACATGTCCGGGAATTAATATGACTCAATTTAGAGAGGATGTTGATAATGAAGGCTGAAATATTGGGAAGATTGGTTAGTTTCATAAATCCTAAATTTGTGATGTCTTTTTTGATATTACTAATTTCAACTAGACTATTAAGAACTGGTTATGTGGATAGTCAAAATTTTGCTATCATTGTCACTGGAGCAGTGGTAGCATTTGATTTAAGTCCAGCAATTAAAAGTGGATATAAAACATTTTCTGAAAAAGCAGGAATTAAGGAAGGGGACTGATTATGTTAGAGAGAATTTTAAGATTTCCTAGATGGGTTATAGCTAATATTTCTGATATTCTATTATGGATTGGATTGGGAGTTATAGCACTGCTAGGATTCAAATTGAGCAGGCAAGGACAGAATAAGTTAAGAGAATTAGAGAACAAAATTGAACAGAAGCAGTTTGAAAAAGAAGAGATAAGGGAGAAGATAAAGCATTTGATTGATAATACTGAAGCTAGACAGGATGAAATTAAAGAGTTAGCAGAAAAATTACAGGAAAGTAAAATAGAGGGGGAGAAGCTGAAAAAAGTTTTGAAAGAAGAATTTGAAAAAACCGATAAAATCAGAGAGGAAGGTGTTAGTGATGAAGAGAAAGTTGATAATGTTGATGATGCTGTCAATATTATTAATGATATTCTTGCCAACTAGTATAATGGCAGAAGAAGAAATACCTTCAGAGATTGAAGTGAAAAATGGTATGTACTGCCTGACAGAAGAGCAGATAATTGATTTAGCGAATTCTATACAGGAACTGCAGGTAGAGAATGAATTATTGTATGAAAGAATAGATATTGAAAGAGAAGCATTTGAGGATGTAATAGAATCTCATGAAGAAACAATGGAGATACAAAATGAAGTGATAGCACAACTTGAAAAACAGGTAGCTGATTTAGAAGAGATTATTGAATTACAGGATGAAAAACTAGAATTAACAGAGGAACAGCTAGAATTAAAAGATAGGCAATTAAGAGAAAAACGAATACAGACAATAAGAGATAGGTTGATATTTGCTGGTGTTGGAGTTGGTGTACTAGCAGTATTCCTAGTTCTTAATTAATGTTTCACATGAAACATTTTCCCTGCCAATTTATATTTTGGCAGGGATTTTTTTGTTTTTATAGACTAATTTTTGATTAATTTGTAAGAGTATGATATAATATAAGTACAGAAGATGAAAGAAGAATTACAAAACAAAAAACAGAAAGGGGAATAAGAAACATGATAACTAATGTTAATGTTAATTTGGGAGAAGAGACAGGAGAAGAGACAGTGGAGATTAAATTTGAAACTCACTGCATCATTGGCAAAGTCACATTGAATGATGAAGATGTAGAGAACCTGTATAAGTATGGAGCAACCAATCCTGCTGTTGTAGAAAAGTATGAAAAGGGAATGGCAGAACCCACAACTGACACTCCTAAACTCCCACAGGAGTTTGCAGGGATGCGAATGAGCAGAGGGTGGTTTGCTGTGGGGACAATGAAATTAGAACATTTATTAGAAAGTATTCAATTCTTTTTAGAAAGGGATGATGTCAAGAATATTTTGAAGGGAAAGGAATTAGAGTATTTAGATGAAATTGAAAAGTTTTTAGATTTGCTTAATATGGCAGATGAATTATGTTATGAAGAGATATATGAAAAATACAGGGAAGAGGGTCTATTTTTCTTAACTGAAGAGTTAGAAGAGTTTTTGAACGATATTGCTCCGGTAGGGACAACTTATGATACTATAGAAGGGGATGGGGCTGATTATGGATTCTGGATGCTAAATTAAACAAAAAGTGCTGAACATCACTTAAAACTGTTCTTTTTTCTTTTTCAATTATTTGACAATTAGTCTAATGTATGATATAATGGTATTAGAAGGTAGAAGTATGACTTTCACCTATTTTTCGGTGTAAATCAAAATTCACCCATTTTTCGGTGAAAAAAGGAAGGGGGATAGTGGGAATAACTAAATTTCTACAAAAATTAGAAAGGGGAATTAAATATGATTTCAAAGAAAGACCTGATTCAGATTATTAATGCATGTATCATTGACACTTCTGAAACTATAGGAGAAATGAGAGGAAAAAGACATCCATTTCCGGAAAGTGTTTCAAGAATGGAAAAGAGATTGATGGAAAGTAGAAAATTTTTCATCAACACTAGGGATAGGCTGATTGAGGAACTTTAGTTTTTACCAAAATAATGGTTGGGGGAGAGAAATCTCCCCCACAATCAAATAAAAGTAATAAGGGAAATTTAGTAAAATCGGAAATTACCGATTTATTTATGTAAAAACCTAAAAAGGAGAGATAAAAATGTTGAAAATAATAATAACTAATGTAGATGTAGATGGTGAAGAAAATAAAGTTAATGTAGATTTGGCAGGTACTACTTTTAATCTAGGTAAACACACAGTTAAGCAGGATAGTGACGAAAATACATTTCAAATTGTGCCTAGAAATAATGTTAAAAGTATATTGGATTTTTATGAAGAAAAATTTAGTGAAAAAATGGAAGAAGATGAAGATAATGTAAAGGAACAATTACAGAACTATTTTACCATGAAATTGCTGTCCGAATTGGGAATAGAAGAATATCCCCTGAAAGTTGAAAAAGTAGGGGATGATTACACTGTTGAGGGGATTAAAGAGGATATAGAATTTGAAGTATTTGAAGTAACAGAAGATGAATAATCCAAATAAAAATCAGAAAGGGGAATAACAATGAAAGAAATGGATAAGCTGTGGAGCAAATTTAAGGAATTAGGTGATTATGACACAAAGTTATTGAAGGAAGGTAAAATATCACCTGAAGAGCATGGTAAATTATGCTCACTAACAGATGAAATTAGTGAGCAAGTCGGGATTATATTGGAAAAACAAACTGACTTATCTAATTTGTCTGATTTAGTTGATAGATTGGAAAGGGCAGTTGAAAAACTGGAGAACATTCAGATTATTATTCAGGGGGGTAATCAATGAACAGGACTTTAATTAAACTCCATAAAAAAGCTAGCATAGTTAATAATAAGAAGAAGTATCAAGGGTTAAAATTCAGTACTGTTTTGGATATAATGCTTGAAGGATGGGATATGGCATGTCAGGATTTTGAAAAACCAGAAATGGGTATAAAAGAAAGGGGAATAAATAATGCATAGTGAATTGGAAAAGGGATTTGTCAGTAAAGGTGTTATGTGTCCGAAAGATGAACAATTTGTAACTAATACTAAATGTAGAGATTGTAAGTATATGAAACATGAGGGACTCTATAATATCTTTTGCAAATATAAATACTCAAATTCGGGGAAAATAAAGAATGATAGAAAATAACTCAAATTGGAAGGTCAAGATGACTATTAAAACGACTGCTGATAGATGTCCTCATAATTGTGGGGATATGTGTTTTAGTGACAAGACTTCTGTTAATGGTAGTCCAGTTAAATGTAAAAAAGATATATGTCCTTATTTAATGAAAAAACAGGGGGTTTTAAAATGAAAAATCATGAGGATTATATGAGATTGATACAGCAGACAGCAACAGAATTGAGTAACAAAGAAAAATTCAAAGCATTAAGATACACCATTATTGAGTCACTGATAATTGAAGGTTGGGATTTGCTAGATGGACAGCTTCATCAAGAAGAACAAGAGAGGATAGAAGAACTACCTTTTAGAGAGGGGTTAATTGAAAAATTAAAAGGCAGGCAGATTTTTGTTACTGCCGGATGGTTGGAAAAGAATGACCCAGATATGTTAGATGTAATTGAAAATACAGACTATTGGCAATCAAAGTATGGACACGATAGACAAGCAATTCAACTAGCAATTTATTTTGAATCTGATGATATTGGTTATAAAGTATGCAGTGTTGAATCCTCTGAAAGTATTACAGACATATCTGATTATCTCTGGAGAGAAAGTTATGAAGTCTGGCTGACAGAGGATTTGGCATTATATTACAATGGATATAGAAATAAAGACCCATTATCCAAAGAATTAACTTAAAAAAAAATGAAGCCGGGTATGAGTCCCTTCATATCCGGCTTCATTTTATACTAGTTTACTGTGTTTTTTGACTTTTACTTAAAAATATGATATAATGGTATTAGAAGGTAGAAGAATGACCAAAATTAATAAAAAACAGGAAGGGGAATAAGAGAAATGACAACAATGAAAGTATATGAAGCAGTTGAAGTTCTGTTGTCCCGGTGTGACGGAGCAGTGTCACAAGACGGGATGGGATTCAATAAGTTTGACAGAAATAAAGTAGATAGATATGTAAGATATGAGAAAAATTATCAGAATGAACAAGTTTTGAAGGAAGTTTGCGAAAAATACAAAAATCAGCTAGGGATTGAAAAACTAGAGACTGAATTTGAAAAACCAAAATATGATGTTATTGTTCAAGAAAGCAGTGGAGAACTGGTTGTGAAATTCGATTATAACAAAGAAATAATTAACAGGGTTAAAAAAGTCAAAGGGAGAAGGTATAACCCCAAAGACAAAAACTGGTACATTCCTATTAATCAACTTCCAAAACTAAAAATTGAATTGAAAGATTTTAAAGTAAAATATGATTTTGAGGAATCAGAATTAAATGAAAAAAATGGTAGAAGAATCGAATTAAATTCCGAAAAAATCTACATTTATTTTGAATATAATGAGGACATTCTAGACAATATCCGGTCACTACCAGATAGAAGATGGAATAAACAAGCAAAAAGGTGGGAAGCAGGTATAAATCTTCCCAACTTAAATCAAATTTTGAAAATTGCTGAAGAATATGATTTCTCTGTTGACCAGAGAGTTTTTGAGAAAAAGCAGGAACTTGAAAATATTCTGGAAAAATCAAAAGCTGTTGAAAATGGAGAACAAATAGAAATTGAAGGTTTAAATCCTAATTTGGAACTCAAACCTTTTCAAAAAGCTGGAGTACAGTATGCAACCCAAAAGAAGAAATTGTTCATTGCAGATGAAGTAGGATTGGGGAAAACTCCCCAATCAATAGCGACAATCCACAAAGATAAATCTTATCCAACTTTAGTGGTTTGTCCAGCATTTCTGAAGTATAATTGGGAAAAAGAGTATAAAAAATGGATAGAGGAAGATTTAGATATTTGTATAATTGATGGTCGGGATAATGAAGAAATCCCAACTGATTGTGATGTATATATTATCAATTATATGATTATCCATCACAATTTGAACTTATTATTATCCCTCAATTTGAAATCTTTGATTATAGATGAATCTCATTATATAAAGAACCATAAAGCTAAAAGAACCAAAGCAATACAAAAAATTGCAGACAAAAAGGATTTTGAATATATCCTGTTATTGTCTGCAACTCCCCTCAAGAACAGACCTAAAGAATTAATTTCCCAACTTAATGTTTTAGGGAAATTAGAAGGTTTAGGTGGATTTTGGGGATTTGCTAACAGGTATTGTATTCAACAGACAGAATGGGGTCAGGATTTTGATGGAGCAAAGAATATGAAAGAACTCCATAATAGACTCCGAACTGAAGGATTTATTCGTAGACAAAAAGAACAGGTAATGAAAGAACTTCCACCAGTCAATAGGGCTTCAATTCCTGTTGAGATTGATAATAGAGAAACTTATAAACAAGCTGAAAGAGATATTATCCGGTGGATTAGAGAAAATGTTGGTACAAAAGAAGCACTTCGGGCAATGAAAGCAGAAATGATTGTTCGGTTAGGAAAGTTGAGAAGGTTATCTGCAGAAGGAAAACTCTCTTCAGTAGAAAAATGGGTTTCTAATTTTCTGGAATCCAGTGAGGAAAAAGTTATCGTATTTGCACACCACAAGAGCATAACAGAAAAATTAGCTGAAAAATTTGATGCACTTAAAATAACAGGAAACACTACTGCTGAAGAGAAAAATAAAGCAGTTGAAGAATTTCAAAATAATCCAGAAAAAAGATTAATAGTGATTTCCCTACAGGCTGGTAGTGAGGGGCTAACCCTCACTAAAGCTAAAAATATTGTATTCGTAGAATATGGTTGGACTCCTACTGAACACAATCAGGCAGAGGGAAGAGCATATGGTCGATTAAATGATGCTCATGGTATTAATTCATATTACTTTACAGGTGTCGACACTATAGATGAATACATTTTAGATATGATTGAAAGTAAAAGAGAAGTAGTCAACAAAACATTAGATGGGGAACTAGTTGACTCTGAAAAAATTAGAGATAATATAGTGGATGAAGTAATTGATAATTTAATTAAATAGTTGAAAAAACTGAAGTAAATGCTGTATATTATAATGCAGAAAGGGTGGTAGATATGAAATTGGGGGAGAAAATCCCCCACTTTTTTCTTACATAATTTTCAAGAAAGGGGGGAGAAATTTGGAGAATATTCAAGCAGTAAATATCTCTGACACTGATTACATAAAAGAATTAGCATTTAAATATCAAGACCTTAATCAGAAAAAACAAGAATACGATAAACAAAGGAAAGAAGTCAGGGATGTGATAAAAAACACAATGTCCGAAAAGGGCATAAAGGAATTTGATGATAGTGAAATAAATATCAAAATCATTGAAAATGAAAGGAAAAAAGTTGATGAAGAAGCACTACTGGAGATTATTGAAAAACACAATTTAGATGCAGTTAAGACTGCTCCTGATTTGACAAAATTGGAGAAAATTGTGGAATCGGGTGAACTATCACAGGATGTAATACAGGAAATTTCTGATTGTATTAAAGTCACAAAGTATGAATATATTAAGACCAAAGAAAAAGGGGATGATTAAATGGGTAATGATAGAACTAGATTATTATTGATGAATACCAGAACTAAACAGGTTCATCTAGCTTACCCAGATAAGGAAGGGTTAGAAGATTTAAACAGAGAAGATGCTTCAAATTATGAATCTGTCTGTTTTAGATTTAAACCTAATCAGAAAAATGGAAAACTATTTTATGGAACTTTTAAAGATGTTACCTGTGACCACTGCAGAGGATAAGGGGGAATACTAATGGCAAAAATAAAAGAATTTAAATATGGCAGGGGTTTTTCTACTGAATTAGATGGAACATGGCATAAATTTTACTCTGAAATAAGTAAAGAATTGGATGAAGAGGATGATTTTGAAAAAGTTAAAGAAGAAACAATGGCAGAAGTTGACAGTTTATTAGGAGAAAAAGTTACCAATTTATTTGAATCCAAAAAAGCTATGGATGAAAAAACGAAAAAATAATGTGTTTTTTCTCTCCTTCCCCTTAATATCACCTGCTATCTTTGTTGATATTAAGGGGTTTATCCCTTACTATAAAATCATTTTATAGTGCTTTATTCTACTAAAGTCCTTCTAATGTATGATATTACAGCAATTATCCCGGTTTTTCACCTAAAGCCAGCCTCTCTTTATATATAAACCTTTATTTATTTTTAAATAATGAAAGAATGATAATAATAGACAGAGAGAAAATTTTGGTAAAACTTTATAAAAGAAGGGAGTGGAGTATTTGTTTAGTAAAGAATTTCAGGAAGAACCCCTCTCACTAATTCTTTTAATATATTTATATGAAAACTCCAACAGTCCGATTGAATTTAGCTATAAACAGATTGAATCAGATTTGAATATTAGTAAGTATAAGCAGAAAAAGGCATTAGAATTTCTTCAAAATAAAAATATGTTGAATATACATAGAGAATTTAGCAGACAAAACAAAACTTGTTTAGCAGAAGTGAATTTAGATAATCCATTAGTCAAAGGAGTGGTAGGGAACTTGAAAAAACAAGGGGAATTAATAACAGGATTAACCAGAGAGGATTTGACTAGANAATTAGATGATAACCCTTTATTAACTTATCCCTTCAAGATTAGTGGGAATAAAGGAAGAACTATTATGGATTATGGTATGCAGAAGTACATAAAAGCATTTTTTGGGAAGATTAGTTGGGATAAGGTAACATATCGGGATTTAGCTTGTGTATTAGCAATGTCAGCAGGGAAAAGACATAAAGATATGTTTTTCTACCAGTTGAAAAAAGCTAATTGGGCTGGAAAGATTATAAAAAAGTATTTCAATCATATTGAAAAAAGACATTTTTTATCTGTTGCAGTGGAATTTGTAAAAGAGTACGAAAAGAGTTATGATGATGGTCAGGGTCTTAATTGGAACTACATAGATAAACACACACAACATAGAAAAAAACTTTTGACAAAAGCAGAAAAGAATGTTATACTAGATGAAAGACAAAAAATAGGTCAGGTACTATGGGAGTGATGTCATGGAATATATTGAAAATTGTTGGGCTAAAAGTTATTGTAATTCTTACATGACAGATAACTGTAACAAAAACTGTTTAGGATATCAACAGTTAAAATTTCTTTATAAAACCAGTGGGATTCCAAAGAAGTATCAGCATCTACATAATTTAGATTTACAGAAATCAGATAAAGGTATTCAAAGTACATTAGAAAATTTTCGGGACAACATAGTTGAAAATGTGGAAAAGGGCAAAGGAGTTATAATGGTTAGTCAAAATAAGGGGAATGGGAAAACTAGTTGGGCTTGTATTTTTCTTAATTCATATTTTCGGGAAATTGCTTTGACCAATAATTTAAGAGTTAGAGGAAAGTTCATCTCTGTTCCTGATTTTCTGCAGGGATTGAGGGATGATTTTGATAAAGAGCAGAAAGAAATGAATAAGATAAAAAAACATATCAGGGAAGCAGATATTGTTGTGTGGGATGATATTGGAGTAGAGACTCCCACAAAATGGGTTCGTGAAACATTATATAACTTTATTAATTACAGAATCAGTAATGAAATGACACAGATTTATACATCTAACAGAACAGTTTCGGAACTTGAAAATATTTTAGGAGAGAGAATTTTCTCCAGAATAAGAGGGCAATGTCTGGGAGTCATTTTTTCCGGGAAGGACATGAGAATTAGGGGGGATAGACATTGATAGAATTGCAGTTCATTAATCAAATTCTTAATGACAGAAGTCTATCTCTAGTTCGACAGAATGATATCAATAAAGACCACTTCACTGCTTATCAGCAGGAATTTGAGTTTTTGGAAGAACATTACCGGGAATATGGATGTATTCCGGACAAAACAACATTTATTGATAAATTTCCAGACTTTGACATAGTAGATATTCAAGAGAGCAAAAGGTATTTAGTTGAGCAACTTAAAGAGCAGTATCTATTTTTGAAAATGTCTCCAGCTATCAGGAAAATAGCTGAATTAGCAGAAGAAGATAGTCGGGAAGCATATACATTCCTAAAACAAAAGATAGATGAATTTAATAAAATTTCTAGTACATATATGGAAGGGCAGGATTTAGTCAAAGATTCTGAAGATAGGCTTCAAGAATTTAAATCCAGACAAAAGGAAGATGGGTTGTTAGGCATAAAAACAGGGATAGAAGAATTGGATGAAGTAACTCATGGTTGGCAACCAGAGGATTTTGTTTCAATCATAGCAAGAACATCACAGGGAAAGACATGGTTATTGATGTTTTTTCTAGTACAGGCATGGAAGCAGGGGAAAAGAGTTCTTTTGTATAATGGTGAATTACCAAATCATGTTATAGGATTTAGATTTGATACTTTAAATCGACATTTTTCAAATACAGCATTAACCAAAGGGGATGAATCCCTCAATCAAAAATATGAGGATTACATAGAAGAATTGAAAAATATGGAGACTCCTTTTGTGGTCATCAAACCTAGAGATATAAAAGGAAAATTAACTGTTAGTAAGGTGGAAGGATTAATTGAAAAATATAAACCCGATATCGTGGGGATTGACCAGATAACTTTAATGGAAGATGAAAGGGGGGAGAGGGGTCAACCATCTTATCTGAAATATGAACATATTACTGAAGATATTTACCAATTGACTGAAAAATGTGCTGTCCCCATATTAGCACCACATCAAGCGAATCGGGATGCTGATTCTGACTCTGATATTGAAGATATTGATGATATTGAAGTTCCAAAAATAAGTGAAATTTATGGGAGTGATGCAATTTCTCACAATTGTCGGAGAATCATAACATTCAAGAAAGTAGATTTGATGACAAAGCTGGTCTTGAAAAAGAATAATTATGGCAAGGATAATCAGGAGATTCTCATGCTGTGGGATATGGATATCGGATTAATGAAACCATATTTAACAGTGGATAAGAGTGAAGGAGAAGAGAGAGTAAAACCAGTTAATCAGGATGACATTAATCTGTTTTAAGGGGAAGGGAAGAGGATGAATGAAAAGATGCTATAAAGGATGCACTTTAAAAGCTGTTCTGGACAAGGGTTCAGATGGAATAGAAAGAGTATATGCATCTGCTGTTGATGATGATACTGGTTATATTATTATGGAAGAATTTTATTTATCTAATATTACTGTTCCTGAAGTTATGAAGGATATAAAATTAGTTGTTGACTCTTACAGAGAAAATGAAGAATTGTGGGTAAATAAATAAATATTTTTATTTCTATGAATTCTATGAAGGGAGTGGTAATAAAAATGATAGAAGTTGGTGACACAATTACTTTTTGTCAGAGATTTTGGGGTCGGATAAAAGGAGCAAAAGTTATGTTTATTGATGAAGAGGGTGTGGATTATTTAGGTAAAAAAATTCTTGTTAAGTATAAAGACCCTGTTGGAAGAATTAGATTATCATTAATCCATCCCATGCAAATACCGGGTTATGAAGAACCAGAAAAATCTGAAAGGGATTGTTTAGAGAAAGTTATAGAAGAAATTGATGATGAAATAGAAAGTTCAGATTTATTGGGTAAAATTGAGCAGAATATTCCAGACCATGTGGGTTCTAGATATTGGCAGGGTTATGTAGATGCTATGAGGGGTTTAAAAAGAAAATTAAAGGATAAAATAGGGAATGAAAAAAAAGGGGAATAATTATGAGAGAAATTAAGTTCAGAATATGGGATTATAGACATAAAGAAATGTGGGAATGGGATAATATGTGTAATAGTGAAGAAGATGTACAAGATTTATTAAATAGAAGATTTTCTGATTTATCTCCTGCAATGCAATATACAGGGTTGCAAGATAAAAATGGTCAAGATATTTATGAGGGAGATATAGTAAAAGGTGTAGTGATGTTTCATGATGATTTATGGCATGTTGAGGGCGTAATTAAATATAATCATGGAAGATTTGTGATAGGCAAGTATAATTGTCCTCTACATAAATTTAGTAATGAAATTGGCAACAAAAATAATGAGATTGAAGTAATTGGGAATGAATTTGAACATCCTGCACTACTGGAGAGGGTAGAATGAAGATTATTAAATTTAAGGCATGGGATAAACATGAAGAAAAAATGATAAAAGACTTTACAAATTATGCTGGTTGGAAAGCAATAACAAATCATATGAATGTTTGGTGTGATGATAGATATATTAAACTACCTTTTACTGGAGTTAAAGATAAAACAGGGAAAGATATTTATAAGGGAGATATCCTCTTAAAGAAGAAAAAATGGGGGAATGATATATTAAAAATTAAAGGAAAGGTAGAGTTTAGGAAATTAGATGGTTTTATTGTTGAGTATATTGGATACAAATGTGAACCCTGTTCTCTTTATGAATTTTGTAGTGCTTTGAGTATAAAAGGAGAAACGATTGAAGTAATAGGTAACGAATTTGAACATCCAGAATTATTAAAGGAGTGAGTTAATGTCAGAAACATATATTGAAGTGTATGGTGTTCCAATATTCGCAGACATAAAGGAGATTTTGAAAAAGTTAGAGGATGAAGGTCACTACATAGGGAAAATTAAGACCACTGGAAATAACTATATGATGGTTTGTCCTTTTCATGATGATAATGACCCCAGTTTAGGTGTTGCTAGAAAGGATATGATTGACTACTCTGGAAGAAAAATTCCTGCTGGAACTTTTAATTGTTTTGGTTGTTCTTATAGTTCTGATTTAATCGGTTTTATATCGGACTTGAAAAAGGTATCCGGGAATGTAGCATATAAGTGGTTGGTTGAAAATTTTGTGGTGGGGGAATACAAGAAGAGGACAATTGATTTAAGTTTTCTAGATAGGCAAGATGAAGAAGAAATAAGTTTGGATGATTTTGACCATTATCATCCCTATATGGAAAAAAGAGGACTGTCCGGAAATCTAATATATATGTATGACATAAGGTATAATCCAGAGCATAATTCCATTGTTTTCCCAATATATTCAAAAGACCATGAATTAATTGGATATCAAGAAAGGGGAGTAGAGAAGAAGGAAATTTATAGCACTGGTTTTGTCAACACTCTTTTTGGTATGCAGTGGTTAGACCCAGAAGATGATGAAGTTTGGATTGCAGAAGGAGCATTGGATGCATTAATTTTGAAAAAATTTGGTTATAATTCAGTGGCAATAATGGGGGGATTAAGTCAAGCAAAATTAGATGCAATAGGTAGATTAGACTATAGAGTTTTTGTGATTGCTTTTGATAATGATGAAGCAGGAGATAGATATGCAAAAGAAGTAGCAGAAACTTTTTCAAATAGATTAGTAAAAAGAGCATTTTTTGAGAAGGGGGATGACCCGGCAGAGTTATGTGAGGATTGTGATTTTACTCAATGTAGAATGTGTTATGATGAATTTCCAGTAACATTGAAATATATGACATAGGGGGGTGAATTATGCAATCTACTTATCAAAGTTTGATTCCCTGTTCTCAATTACTGGATGAAGATGATTATGATGTATTAATTGATTTATATAAGAAAGAAAAGAGAAGGGATGAAATTGTGGCAAAGATTTTTTGTGATAATTATATATATTTGATAAATAGGGGGAAGAAGTACATATCCATAGAAGAGGAAGATAAAGCTAGTTTTGCATTAGAATCAATTCATGATGCATTAGAAACTCATGATGGTAGAGATATTAAGTTAATTACATTAATTGGATTTTATTATGAAAGAAAGTTGAAAAATACTATTGAGTATCAAAATAGAGAGAAAAGAAAAACTAGTAAGGATTTAGAAAGTACAGATATGTTGCAGGAGCAGGCAGTTAGGAATGAAGATTCAGTAGATGATTTAGGTTTTACATATAAACATAATTTGTGTGGAAATACAATGGGAACAGTTGATTTTAATAACTCTCTATTGAAGTTGAAAATCAAAGAATCAGAAATGNTATCTGATTTACAGAAGGAAATTTGTAAATTGATGTTAGAAAGCAATGGCACTATGACTTATCGTGAAATGGGAGAAGAGTTGGATATCAGTGGAGAATGGGTTAGAGTTCAACTTGAAAAAATAAAGGATAAAGAGTTATCGAAAATTTTATAAACTAGTTGATAAAATTAAGGTAAGTGCTGTATATTATGTATGGAACATAAAAATTATAAGGGGGTATTTACTTAATGGGTTTACAAGACAAATTTGATAAGTATTCAGGTGGAGCAGGAGCAGAATATTTTCATCTTGCAAATGATAAAGACACTGCTATAGTCAGATTTCTATATACAACAGAGGATGATGTTGATAAACATGGCAGTGTGGTTATTCATGATGTTGAGATTGATGGGAAAAATAGGAAGGTAAAATGTCTATTACAGAACTGTCCTTTGTGTGAAGCTGGTATTAAGAATAGAGCAAGGCTGTTGTTGCAGTTAATTGAGTATGATGAAGAGGGTAATAAGAAGGATGGGGGCAAGGTGAAGGTTTGGGATAGAGGAAAGAGAATTTTACCGGACATTATTGATATGCTCAATAGATATGCTCCACTCTACAGATTTACCACTGAAATTGTGAGACATGGAGAAAAGAATGACCCAAATACTCAATACAGATTATATCCACAATTGGATGATGAAAAGACATTTATTGAAGATACAGAAGAAGCAAGGGAAGAAATGAAAGAATTAAGAGAGGAAATAATTGGAGAAAATAATATGGTAATTGAGAGAGATAAGGAAGATTTGAAAAAGATTGCTGAAGGAACATTTACTTTTAATAATGGAACAAATGATGGTCAATCAGACACTGAAAAGACTAGTAGTAGAAATCCTGCAAGTTATTTTTAGGTTTGCATATATGAGGGGGTTATGGTTTTGGTGGTTGGGGGAGAGAAATCTCCCCCATAATCTATTTGTGAGGAAGGGGGACAAGTAGTGAGACACAGTTTGTTAGATGACTCTAAAAAACGAAATAAGAGATTAATCCAGAAATTAAAGAATAAGAAAAAGGCAAAAAAGACAGTAAGTACAAATAAATTAAAATTTCAACTTGATAAATTACATAGTAAGATTGATGAATATTTTGATGAAGATTATGAATATGACATTATTATGGACAGTCAGGAATTATACGACTATTTGACAAAGGGAGAAATTTATGGTCTTGACACAGAATCCGATACGATAAATGAACCTAATCCATTGGTTGACACAATGGTTGGGTTTTCTGCATATTCTAGAGAAAATGAAAAAGCTATATATGTTCCGACAAAGCATAAGAAAACCCACTTGATAACTCATGATTATAAGTACGATTATTCAAAACAGTTGTCAGAAGAAGAAGTAAAAGAAGTTATGCAGGAAGTTGATTCTAAATTTGTTCTTCATACTGCCACTTATGATAGCCGGGTATTCCTTAATTCAACTGGTTATTTTAATTTTGATTCCATAATTTGGGATGTGTTTTTAGCATCTATATATTTAAATGAACTTGAAAAACATGGATTGAAGGCACTATATGATAAGTATGTTAAGGGGTCGGGCAAGGAATCATTAGGATTCAAAGAACTTTTTGAGGATTTAGATTTCAGCATAGTTCCTCTTGATTTGGCAAAGTTATATGCTGGTAAGGATGCAGTGATGACACTGGAACTTTACTATTTTCAACTGGAGCATTTGCATCCAGAAGGGAAATATACAGAAGAGCATGAGTTGAAAGATGCAGGTCATTTCTTTGTTAATTGGGAAGTTCCTCTGATTAAACCAGTGGCAATGATGGAAGAAAGAGGGATGAATTTTGATTATGAGTATTCGCAGAAATTGAAGGAAAAATATGTTGAAAAATTAAATACAATTGAAAAAAGGATTCATGACTTTTTTGATAAATTAGATTTTTCAAAATTACCTAGAGAGAAAAAAGATAAATTGGGTGAACCAGTTAATATAGCAAGTCCCCAACAGATATCTATTATATTATATGATGTTTTAGGTCTTGATTATGAAAGCAGAACTACAGATGTAGATTGCTTAAAACATTTTGCTGGAAAATTGCATGGGGATAAAAAGAAATTTTTTGAAGATATGCTTGAGTATAGAACAGTAAGTAAGCTAATTAGTACATATATTGATAATCTACCAGAATTAGTTCATGAGGATGGGAAAATACACACCAGATTACATCAAATGGGGGCAAGGACTGGTAGATTTTCAAGCAGTGACCCGAATCTTCAAAATATCCCAAAGAAAAATAAGGAAATCAGAAGAATGTTTACTGCAGAAAAAGGTAAGGTTCTAATTTGTAGTGATTATTCTCAACAAGAACCTAGAGTTCTTGCATATATTTCTGGGGATGAAAAGATGATTGAAAGATACCAGCAAGACAGAAATTTGGATTTATACAGTTTGGTTGCTAGTATCATTTTTGAAGTTCCCTATAATAGCTGTCTAAAAGGGGCAGAGAATGAGAAATTTAGGACACTATGTAAGGCAATTTTGTTGGGGATAATGTATGGAAGGTCAATCGGGAGTGTAGCTGAATCATTAGGAAAAAGTTACAAGGATACAAAGAAATTATTGGATGAAATAAATAGAAGATTTCCCGGTATAGAATCAGCTATTCGTGGAGCAACAAGATTTTGTGAGGATAAAGGATTTGTGCAGACTATACATGGTCGGAAGAGAAGATTACCGGATATTCATTTACCAAAATTTGAAGTATTTGCAAAGGATGAAGGTAAAAGGCAGGAGTATCTTACAAAACTATGGAATACAAATAGTTTTAAAGAGATACAGAGATT